GTTTGATTCGAAAGACCGGGACCGTGATAAGTCTCGACCAATGAAAAGCCTTCCCCAGGATTGACTATTGACCACTTCGGTTTATTTGACATATCCATTTGCGTCCATTCTGCCGATATTCCTTCACCAATGGTGCTGGACATTGAGCCCGTCCCCGCAGAAAGAGAGCCCATATCTGATTGCACATTATGTCCACTGACACTCCATGAATAGCCAGTGGAATAGTCCATCGAATTGATCACCTCGGTCACTGAGGATCGTGTTTCCGTCCTCGAGGTCATGGATCCCTGGCTGAACGAAGGCACCACGGGGACGCCGTGTGCCGCCCCGCCGATCATCAGCAGGGCCGCAACAATGAGCAGTCTCATGACTGACCTCAGTTCTGGACTTGGATCTCGCTGGTGAATTGTCCCAAGCCCTGGGTACCTGCCCCACCGGCCGTGAGCGTGAGGGTGCCAGCCGAGTCGATGGTGCCGGCGAGAGAGCCAGCGACACCGCCAGCAAAACTGGTGGTTGAACCCAGCACTGGGAGAGCAGCTGCAACCCCTGAACCAATGGTCAGGTTGCTTGGCTTGGCGTCACCCTCGATGTATGACTCAGTCAGGCTGAAGCTTTCGCCCGCGTTAACAATTGAGTAGTCAGCTGCGGTGTATCCCACTGCTGCGCCTGCAGTCAAAGCTCCAAGTCCACCGGCGGTATCCAACTTGATGTTGTTGCCTTGGATCGAGTAGGTGCTGCCAATTCGGCTGGCCTGTGTTGCTGCTGCGTCAACAGACAGCTGAACAGAGCTTTGCAGTCGGTGAGTGATGGAGCCAGCACTCACTGGGGCTGCAATGGCCAGGGCGAAGGCTGCTACTCCGATTAATTTGATCATTTGTCTTTCTTGGAAAGGTCTTTGTCTTCTTTCTCTGCTTTCTTCTTTTTGCCAGTATCCACCCCGAACGATACGAGGGTCGATGTGAACACGCTGGCAATAAAGGTTGGGTCGATCTGCTTTTGCTCAAGACCGGGTATTGACACGTAGTTGAGTGTCAAGATCGCACCGGCCCAGCCAAGAATCACTACGCGAACGAGTGTGCCGATGCCTTCGTCATGCCACTCGAACTTGTTCTCTTCCTTGGCTAGGTCTTCAGACTTCTTGGGCTTGGGTGGAGGGAGTAGGTTAGTCATCTCACTTCTTCCTCGGAAAGATTTTTGTGAGAACCTCCAGAATGATTTGGGCAACAGAGTTTTCCTTGAGTGGGCTCAAGGCAATCACCTCTGATGCTGCCGCGATAACAATCGCGATTATCGAAACTAATACGGGATCCATTTGCTAGCAGATTGATTACTTTAAGTTTAGGAATTAAACTTAAGCAGCCATGTATAGACCAACCGAAGCCGAAGAGAAGCGGCTCCGTGATGGCTTAATGGATTCCGTATCTGAGTATTTTGACCACCCAGATGCAGGCCAAAAATTTATAAAAGACTTAGAGTCCTGCCTTAAAGATCTCAACCGCTACCACCAAGAAAAAGCCAGCAGCACCAAAGCACTGCTGGGCAAGCTTGGATTGAAGTCAAGTGGTTTTTAGAGCGGGTCGAAGATATCCACCAATGCCTCTTTCTTGACACTGGTTTGCTTCTTGCCAGGCATTGGGCAGAAGCCGTCAGCGCAAGGGTCGTCCTCTTCTACCGGGCGATTGCCAAATTCAAGCAGGACTGCCTTGCAGAACGTGATCATCGTTGTAGCCACCGGTCCAGGTGCGGCATACAAAAAGTTTTCCTTAAGCCAGTCAGCCGCGAACTCCTGAAGCTCCTGGTCTGTAGGCAGTTGCATTGCGTCCATATCAAGACTCGATCACAGCCAGTCTGACAGATCTGCAGCAGTTGTGGTTACCAAGGCCTAGGGTATTTAGGTCACCAGATGTCAATGAAGCTCAAGGTTTTGACCCCTGCAGAACAGGCTCAGCTCGAGAACAACAAAGCGTTGTACATGAACTATCTGTACGACTTGTATGACCGCGACAACGCTGCTGACGGGATTCGCGGCACCTTTACAGGACTCGCAGAGCAGCACGCAATGACTCTTGGTCGTCGTGCAATTAGTGAGCAGGTCAAGCACTGGCATTACATCGGTGTACGTGAGCAAACTCAGACACTCGATGGAATTCGATCAGCGCAGGAAGCCTGATATCAGGATCAGCACGCCACTGCAGCAAGTCTCTTCTGTGGTGGCAACGCGTGATTTTTTGCTGCGACTTATTAATCCGAAGGTGACTCCACGTATTCCTCGTGAAGTTCGCCGTGAAGCTCGAGCATTGCTTCGGCACTATCCACCAGCAGACCAGTTGAGGCCTGCGCTTGAGCGGATTCTTGATGAACAAAATTCGTAGAATTAATATTAAATGACAATAGGCTTGTGAACTCTCCTAGAAGTATGCGGCGGATGGCCGCTGAAGACAAGAATTTACAGGCCATGCTTCTTGGCGCGCTTATGTCTGGGTTTGCTGTACCAAGCATCGCTAACACTGCAGATATCTACTTCGATGATCAAACTTCTGGCGGTGAAATAGCATTGAATTCGTTAATTGCAGCCTTGCCCCTGGCGACTACAGCAGGAAGTGGATTGGCAGCAATCATGACCGACCCTGTCCTCGCTGAACAGGTTCTTAATGCCATACGCGACGTTCCGGATAAAAGCAATCCGCTTAGAACGAAGGTTAATCAAGGGATTGCTAACACCGATGTATCCAATCAAAAGCTGATGGCTGCTGCACAAAAGATGGCGACCGATGAAATGAAAGCAGAAAAAATGATTACACCTGACGATGAACGAATGAAAAAAGTGTTGCAAAGGAGCTTCCGTCGCGGTGGTGGTGCCGCGCTCGGTGGTGCACTTGTCGGCGGCATCCCCGCAGTATTGATGATGCAAGACGCACCTGCAGAGTCCTGATCGCTTGGAGTATCAATCATGAATAGCCTTGTTGATCCATATAAAGACCGTTACTGGGACCCTCGCCGCGGCCAAGTTATTGGCGTGAATTACGGCCCCAGTGGACAGGCTATTGAGTATGAGCTTGGGCTTGGGAGTGGCAAGCGAATCGCAGGTGAGGCTTTAGGGCTTGGAATCGATGGCCTAAGGAATCTTGTATATCGAGAAAAGCCTCGGCAACTGACTCCGGGTGAGCTAAATGATTTCTTAGAAGGAATGGATCCTGGCGATCTTCTCGGAGGTGAGGAGATCGGGATTGATATCGGCCCTTACAATCCCGAAACAGACGATCCCGGGCTGGAGCTTTTACTTGCTTCTGCTGAATACCCGAAATTCAGGGCTGGTCCTTATAGCCAGATCGGAGCAAGACCTAAAGGTTTGCGGGCTATCGGCCCTGATGCTTTGAATTCTCTCCCTAACAGTGAAATCGCAAAAGACAAATATATGAAAATTCGCAATGCTATTTCATTACCGAAATTCTGATGGCTGACGGAACTGCTAAAAAACGTGACCCAGAAAAGTGGGCCAGAGCAAAAGCCAAGGCTCGCAAAAAGATGGGCGGCCATTCAGCCCGTGCCATGCAACTTGCAGTCAAGTACTACAAGGATGCAGGTGGCACATACGAAGGTAAAAAGTCCTCAAAAAATAAGCTCTCAAAATGGTCAAAAGAGGATTGGGGCACTCGTGAGGAGTACGAGAAGAAGAACAAATGACAGAGCAGGACTTCGAGGAACTACTGGCCCGCGTTCGTGACATGAGGAACGCCATGCTCTTCGAGGAGCCGTGCCCTCTATTCGAGGAGGAGGAGCTTTATGGATAGGCAGATGGCCGGGCGACTCCTAGAAAAACAAATTGACGGATTTATGGCTGAAGGCTTGGACTTCCCCAACGCTTTTATGGCAGCCATAAGCATGAACCCTTATCAGGGCTTGCCTGCGATGAGTCGTCAGGAAGCTCTTGATTTAGTTCGGAGGTTGAGCAATGGCTGATCGAGCACGCGAGAAAGGTCGTACAGAGCGGTATCTCCCCAAAGCCGCCTGGGCCTCGATGACCAAGGAGGAGCGCAAGGCGACTGACGACAAGAAAAAACGTGAGTCAAAAGGCAAGCCTGTAAACCACCAGGTCAAGAACACCAAAGCTGCTGCCGAGGCTCGTCGTCGTGCAACGGCATACAAAGGAGGTGGGTCATGAGCAAGAAGATCCGCTACGCCGGTGAGGTTTTCTCTGGGTACAACAAACCCAAGAAGACCCCTGGCGAGAGCAAGAAGTTCGCTGTCCTGGTCAAAGACAAGAGCGGCAACGACAAGATCGTCCGTTTTGGTGACCCGAAGATGGGCCACCACAAAGAAGGCGACAAGAAAGGCAGTGGTCATGGCGATGCAAAGCGCAGAGCCAACTTCAAGTCACGCCACGGCTGCGACAAGAAGAAGGACAAGACAACCCCGGGCTATTGGTCCTGTAACTGGAGTTGGTAATGAACCCAGTCAAACAACACAAGAAACTAATCAAGTATGCGGTCCAGGCAGACAAATGTCTTTCCCGAAAAAAAGCGCAGAAGATTCTTTCTAAAGTGGAAAAAGCAATGACCAAGCTATCTAGTGGTTGCCAGTGATGGATAAAAGGCGCGGACTCAATTACATGAAAGACGTAAACATGGGGTTTATGTCTAAGGAGGCGAAGGAGCTTCGCGACCTTGAAAAAAAGGTTGCTGTGATGCGTCAAGCAATGCAACTTGCTGAACTTGAAAGGCAAGGCATCCCCACGAGAAAGGCTTTGAAGGTCATACGTGCTGACAGGTATAACCAGGCCTTTAATCAACGGGCAGCAAGTGCCACGCAGCGTGAAATAGATAAAGACATCTTGATTGAGCAATTGCTTGCGGCCAAAGAACAAGCTGCTACGACATCATCCGGGCAGCGTTTAGCAATGCCCGCCACTGTCCTTGAATTGCTTGCTGGTGTTGGTGGCGGAGCATTGATTGGTGCTCTTGCTGATGATCTACTCGAAGAAGATTCAGAGCCCCGTCAATTAAACCGTTGATCGATTTTCGATGCCATGGAATTACTGCTCGTCGCTCTATTGGTTTCAAATAATCCTTATGCTTGGGAGATGTCGTGCGAGCGATGGCATGACGGCGCCAAAGAAATTTTGATGGATGAATACTTGCCCGCCTGGGAAAAGGATCGACTCATCAGATACTTTCGCAGCAAGGTGGTCGAACCGTGCCCAGATCTGACGATTTCAGTAGATCCAAATGAACGTCGATCGAATTCTCGATCTGCTCGAGCAGAACGAAATCGACTACTTCAACCTGCCGCATTACGGCTTGGTTCCTGACTGGCGCCTCCGTTATTGGCAGTTACACGAACTACTTCTTAGAGAGATTGATGACCAAGGACCAGACAGCTCGGAACGAGAAGCTCAAGGATCTGATGGACCTGATGGGCCGAGCTGAAGTCGACGGAGCGCTAATGCCAGCCGAGGATCGCAAACGCCTCAGTCGGCTGCTCACTGACCTGATGCCGGATCGCTACTGATGTGGATCGTTTTACTGGCGTTCACCTGGCTGACGATCCTGGTCGTCTTCCTGGGTGAGCATCCCTTTAAGGATGACGGCAGATAAATCTGATCGTCATTTGGCATGGAGCCAAGGAGGCTCGAACTCCTGACCTCCTGCGTGCCACGCAGGCGCTCTACCAGCTGAGCTATGGCCCCGTATGGATGTGCTCTTCAGCACCGAATAACTATACCTCAGAGCCCTTCAGGCCCTGACCCCTTGGTGTGACTGGGGTTGAGGGGTTTTTGTCGCTGTCATTTTTTGTAATAGACCACCAGCTTGCCCCTGGTAGATGATTTTGGTACAGTTTGGTACACCTTGCCCCAAACCCACTGCAATCACTCGGCTGAGGATTTCATGGCATAAAAGTCTCTCCGACTTAAAATGCCGTCATACCAAGGGTTTTCAGAGACGCTTGGTACACCAGATCGGATCATTTGCGATCAAATCTGGTCTTCTCCAGTCAGTTGAGCGGCCCCGATTTCCATCTGGAAACGGAGCCATGGGAACGCAAGGATCAAGCCTCAGCAACATCCAGCCCATGAAAGTCATCGCACCGGGGTACACGCAACATGCGCCAGCGAGCCTTAATACGATCTACCGGGTTGAGCTGAAACCACGGAACGGAAAGAACCGTTACTGCTCTCTGTATGTCGCCAAGAACGTACGCAGTATTTATGCCAAGTACTACGACGGTTCGAGAGCAGCTAAGGATCGCAGGTGCGATAAAACTCTGGGTATAAAGCTTCCAGAGGACATCACGAAGGCGGAAGAAGCTCTCGCATGGGTGCAACTCAATCACCTCGAAAAATGGCTTCGTTTTGAAGGTGAATGCAACCGGATCGAGGATGGTAATTATTGGCCTGCTAGCGCACACGCAGATCACTCGTTAAGAGCAACAGCGGCCTATCGAAGCTATCCGCATGGCACAGCAGGATATGCTTGGCGCTGGTATGGCGAGCAGGTTGATAACCCGACAATTCTTCCAGATGGAAATGAACTGAATAAGGTTGGCAGTCCGACACAACACAAGGTGACGCTTCTGGATTGCGGCAATGTCTTGGCGATCCAGCTTAGAAATGGCGACACCTTGGGCCACATCGATGCTGAAGACTTGTCGGTTGACATTGTCAGCGAAGCACTTCAGGTATGGATGGAAGGCGGCCGCAGCAAGAAAACTTTCAGAAAGGTTATGACCCACCTTTCATGCGTGTTGGGTTACGCCCTGCAGAAATCGGCTGAGACAGGAGTAAGGAGAGGCCCGCTTTGGGGGCAGGAAGCAGGTGGAGGCAACAGCTCTCCTGGCCTTAATAAGGAAGCGCCGTCAGTTATCAACCCGTTCAACACAATGCGTGCACGTATTGATGCCATGGACAACGCGGAGAAAATTCTGAATCCAGACGATGGACCATGCGATCCTTTCACGCTTGAAGAGCTGCAGAAAATTCTTGATGCTTTCAGAAGAGATCCTGATCTCAGGCACTTCTGGCCATTGATTGGAATTCTTGCAAGCACTGGATGCAGGCCAACTGAAGCGTGCGCCTTGAGGTGGAGTCATGTGACTGGACTCTGGGAAGGCAACACAATTGGAAAGGTTGGCGTCTCTCGCGCTTTGAAGCCAGAGCTGACTGGCGCACCTGTGCGATTTGCGATGGGAGTC